ACTTGGCTTATGCTTTGCAGACTGTCTTTTAAATTTTCCTTCTTGCTTCCTTTTCCAATAAGGCTTAAACCCTTTACTTGAATAAGGCTTAAAAACTCCATTAACTCCAAATCCTCTTTGAGTCCTCTCAATCATCATACCAATCATTTCTTCGCCAAGCTTAATCATTTTTTGAGTAGTGGTCAGCTTGTCAAACATACTGTCTATTGGTTTTGCCTTAGCCACCTAAAGAAATTCCTCTTTGTTTAGCTTCTTTTTTAGCACCTTTAGGGTCAAACATCTGAGTCTGCTTAGTAAATAATCTCCATTGATGCCTACAATTAAAACCTCCACGTTCAATAAAGCCATTAGTTACAATTCCATTTATTTCATCCCTTGTTAGCTGTCCGCTTGACATAAACTTTAAACAGATAGGTCTGGTTTTTTTATCAACTGGACCTGTGTAGACATAAGAAACATTTTTGGGCAGCTGGTCAGCCATTAAAGAGTTAATAGAAGCCGCATAAGTACTTAAGGCGGTAGTAACCAAGGTATCTATCTGGTCTGGTCTTAAATTAGCCTCTACGCCCCTAATAATATCATTCTTACTTAGACCCCCTAATACCCCAGAAGTCAAATTACCTTTTAATGATGCGGCAATATCAACAGCCATCTTATCAAAAAACTGCGATTGATTCATCTTTGTAATTGCTAATAATGTATTTGGCGATATATCAGCAAACTTATCCATATTCTTTAATGCTTTTCCATATAGACCATTTAATTCATTGTAAGCATTTTTAAATTCTTTATCTGCAAGAATAACTTTTTTAAAATCTCTTTTAGATAGTAAGTCAAGAATCTCATCTTTGCTTTGCCCAGCTTTTATTAATTGAAATACTTGGTCTGTCATACGACTAACCATTAACAAATATTCTTTTTTAAATTTGTCTAATTCGCTCATTAACTACTTAAAGCTTCCGCTAAAAAAGATTCGGCTGTTGTTTCTTCTGGTTTTTCTGGAACTATTTTCTCAACTTTCTCATCAAGTTCTTCTTCTGTTAAGTCTGGATTATATTTTCTAAACCAGTCTTTAGTTGTAGATAAATTATTATCCCATTCCCAAGCCCATTGCTCACGTTCTTCTTTTGCAGTTAGAGGGAATCTTGGCTCACTAAAGTCTACACTATATTCGTCTGTTACTTTAATATTATGAGCATCTAAAATAGCTCTATCTGTTTCAAACCTTTTATTTTCTACACCTCTCCAAGTCATCTGATAATCTGACATAACCGCTTCCGTAAGGTCTATTTCTGCCATCTTTAAAGACTCACCACTAATAAAAGCCTCACGACCTACTGACCATTTAACTTTTAAATTATTATTGTAAGCAACTGAATCGACATAAAACCTAACAGCATTAATGTAAGAATTAATGTCACCCCCAGGTGAAACGAATTGAAATGACGCACCCTCTGGCAATATCATAGGCTTATCAACACCCAGAACTACTTTGCTTGCATTATCAATTCCAGATATAACAGGCTGACCTAAAGCTTGCAATCTCATAGCTAACCCAAGTTCTGTCATTAATAGATTTATCATTAGATTCGCATTTATAATATCGTTTGCACCGTTTCGAATGAAATCGGTTGTATATGGATGCCTGTGGCATACGGTGAAAGGAAGCACCCCATAAGGATTTACATTCCCCTCATTAACTGATTCAATCCTTCCATTTTGATGGACTAAAAAGTGTTCTTCATCAGACCAATAAGCGTAAACAACCTCATTGTTTCTTGCCTGTCCGTGATTATAGATTGGATATATATATGCAAAAGGTTCTCTTGCCCTTGCTTCAAATATCGGTTCAAACTCAATAATCTGGTCATACTCAATCATATTAGATTCTTCACTAAACCTACTACGGATTAAGTGAGAGCCTAATAAATACGTCAGCCTTTCAGCTGTTAGCATTGATTGGTCTAAATCTTTTACATTCTCTAAATACTTTTCATTCGTTCTTGCTGGTGGGTCTTTATATCCGATAGCACGAGCGTTTACTAATTTAGATGTGATATTCTGGACAATTAAAGGTACGTCTAAAGATTTTAAAGGGAAGTATCTCCCTAAATCTGTTTCCATTTCACCTTGCATTCCTTCATAATATGACAAACTACGATATCGTTCTTCAATATTGTCGCTTGTTATGTCTGAAAGAAAATCTTTTAATCCACTTCTTACGAATTCTTTGGAGTCTACTATCATAGTTCTTTTACCATTGTATTGAGGTTGCTATTCTTTGAACTATAGGGAATTTATATTCTATCAGATAACTGCAAGCATCAAGGCTATGAGTTAACTGTAAGTTTGATTTGTCTATGCCGCCTTTTCTATCTCGCTGAACTTGCTCTAAATCTTTTATTAAATATTTACATCTTGGGTCAATAGTCATTGAGACTTTTCCCTTTGCATCTCTTAGCTTTCTATTTAAAGCGTTTAGACGGTCTATATTACTTGGATGACTTTTCCGAGCATATACAAGATAATTATATTCTTTTAATATCTGGTGGTCACTTCTATTTGAAGTTGTAGACCGAGCCGACCCTGCTGGGTCTGGATAAATTTCTTGAACCTCTCCCCATTTCCTCTTCATCTCCTTGCAAATATATTCTGTTGATGAGTTGTTTTGTCTTATCTCATCAATATAATGAATCGTTCCATCTCCGTATATACAAGCTAATACCGCAGACATATAGTCTACGTTAAAATCAAGACCGATTACTTTATAGGAACTTAATTCATCAGCCACCCTTATATGCTCATCTCTATTAAAAGCCCAAGCTGCACGATTCGCAGCAGTCTCAAAGCTTGCCATAAATTCTTGACGATATGCTCTTTCATCTAAATTGCTTTTAGCCAGTTCTAATTCTTTTTCATCTACAAATCCACCATCAATCGTTTTATATTGCCAAGATTTCCATAGTGGGTCATCACCCTGCCCCCTTAAATAATAATCATAAAAATTATTACTACTAAATCCATCTGGTGTGCCTATCAATAAGGCATCTCCGTGGGTTGTTGTAAGCATTGGATATATCACTTCTTCGAATACCCCTTGCTTCTGATAGGCATATTCGTCAAGTACGCAGCGGCTAAGTTCAGCACCACGTAAGGAATCAGCTGCATCGCTCCCCTTAATCGCAATCGTAGCACCTGACTGAGTACAGCTCATTTGCGTTTCGTTGATTTTCCAACCTTGTTGATTCCCTATAATTGACTTTAGTGTTTTCCATACTGTTAGTTTGCCTTGCCTGTATGTCGGAGTCACATACCAACGATTTTCTCCCTGCAACATTTGCCCTTTTAAAAGAAACATTAACCCCAGCACCGACTTTCCGAATCTCCGCCCTGCCGTAATTACCTTGAATCTGGCTGGATGACTTAGTATTTCTTTTCTCTCTTTTGTTAATCTTAACTCCATTCATTTTTTCTTTGTCTTTATCTTTAACTTTATCTTTATCTTTATATTTACACCCTTACGCTTTCGCTTAAGGTGCATACAAGCATCTTATTTTTCGTCTAATATATCATCATTAAAATCTAAAATTCTTAATGGCTTTACTTCTTCTGTAATAATATGCTCTACCGCTTTACCTTCCATTCTTTCAGCTATAAATTGAACCGCCCAAGATTTACCATCTAAAGCATAATGAAATACTTTCCTCATAACTACTTCAAGTTTATCAATTCCATCTGAAGTTCCTTCTTCATCTGATATTTTTCTTAATATATCTGGGATAGACCTTCTGCCCTTAGGTCTGCCCTTGCCTACTGATGCAGTATTTCCAGAAACAAATTGCCCCTTATTGTCCCGATTACCACCGTTTTCAATCGGCTGACTCATTATTTAGGCTGCCAAGCATTGTTAAATTCCCTATCAACAAAAACATCTGACTTTGGTATTCCGTTTCTATATAGTAATCGCACCACTTCTTCCTTCTCCATACCTAATCTTTTAATTATTTCTTCCCCACTTAATCCCTGTTTCTTTACCATATCTGTAATAATATCAGACATTTCAAGCACAGCGTGAGTACCTCTTGCCCTATTGTGCCTAATTGTAGCCATTTGTTGTTGTGCCTTATCTTTAGGGTTTACAATAACAACAGGAACTTTATTATCAGTTAGCTCATTTATTTCTTTATGCCCAGATACAGTCCACCTGTGAAATCCATCAACAATTGTATAATCTGGATTTATTACAATAGGCTGTGTCCAACCATCTTCTAATATAGATGTTTTTAATAATTTTAATTCTGGCGGTGCAACTTTATTAGGATTATAATTGTTAGGCTTTAGCTTATCTCTTTCAATCCAAAATATTTTATTTAAGGGTTGTTTGTCTAATTTGCTCATAATATTGCATACTCTTTAAATGGCTTTTCGGAGTGGTCCATTATGTTTGGACTCTTTCTTTCGCTATTCATTAAAAAATTTAACTCATTAACTTGTTCAACTGTTTTATCTGGAACATTAATTAGCCAATCTAAATATGTATCTCTCTCCTTTAATCTGTTTAATAATTTCTCCCCAGCTACGTTTTGCGGCTCTGGATATCTGTACATTTTATTATCTTGTATCTTTGCCTTGTTTATTACTTGAACTGCTTTTTTAGGTCTGCCCATCTCCCAATACTCAAACCCATTATGCTCAAAATACAAATATTGCTTTGAATGAAAAGACTTTATCTTTGCATTATCTCTCATATACTCTATAAACGATTCAAATAATAAATTGTTTTTTACCCTATCTCTGGTTGTATAATAATGCGGAAAAGACTTAGAGTATGACTTAGCGTAAACCCAAGGTGCAGAATTAAGGAAAGATTCTACTTTATCAAGAGTAAGCACTTATTGCCTGTTCTAATGTAATGTTTAATTTTTCTCTTTGCCTTGTAGATTCATTGTTAAGATTGTTCCCTTGTCTGCCTTTCATATCTCCACGAGTTGCTATTTTACAAAGCCACTTCCAAGACACACCGCTTATTGGATGCGGGTCATCTGATGGAATAGGCTGACTTGTTTTGTTTTTATGATGCATAATATATTTGTTTATGCTAATCTTTACTTTATTTTTAGATACTTTATCGTAACTATCAAGTATAACGTTTGCATAATCTGACCATTCTATACTCTCTGGCTTTTTATTTCCAGAACTATAAAGTTCAGTATTTCCATATCTCCAAGCTGTAGCTACACCCTTTACTCGAGCCAACATTTTATGCCACATTTCTGGGAAACATTGACTATATACCCACAAACCTCTTAGCGGTTCTTCCCCATACGGAGGACAAACTCTTTGCGTTAAAAACTTATTAAATAGTTTTGTCTGATTAAAAACATCATAAGTTGTATTATAATCCCAGCCAAATTTTGTAACAGCTAACCATACATCTTTGCTTCTCCAGTCATATATAGGAAATGCCCTGTATTGATTTTGTCTTTTTTCAGCTTTTG